GAAATTACATCCCTGGTCACTGCTGAAGCAGTGAAGGAAGTCCTGCGCTCTGAAGAAGTCCGGAGCGCACTGAAACAGAAACTTCGCCATAACCTGGAAGCGCGTCTTGATGCAGAAGTGGATGCCATTCTGGATGAACTGCTGGGCGCACCGGCAGCTCCGGAGCCGGAAGGCATCGCGGGTGAGGGGAGTGCTTCAGATAGCGGTGACCCCACACCGGACAGCGACATGATGATGTAAGCATGCGTCAGGGACCATCGGTGTGTGCCGGTGGTCTTTTTTATTGTTGTGAGCTTCCGGATTGCGGGAGGCGGGGTATGAACCAGATGGAAAAAATCACAACAGGTGTGTCATACACCACGTCAGCGGTGGGAACGGGCTACTGGTTCCTGCAGTTGCTGGACAGGGTTTCCCCGTCTCAGTGGGCGGCAATAGGCGTGCTGGGGAGTCTGCTGTTTGGTCTGCTGACGTACCTGACGAACCTGTATTTCAAAATCAGAGAGGACAGGCGTAAGGCGGCACGGGGAGAGTAAGCTGATGAGCAGGAAACTCCGCTATGGTTTATCGGCTGCCGTTCTGGCGCTGATTGCCGCAGGTGCTTCTGCGCCTGAAATCCTCGACCAGTTTCTGGATGAAAAGGAAGGCAACCACACCACGGCATACCGTGATGGTGCGGGTATCTGGACCATCTGCCGAGGCGCCATCATGGTGGATGGTAAGCCTGTGATTCCTGGCATGAAGCTGTCGAAGGAAAAATGCGACCGGGTTAACGCTATCGAACGGGATAAGGCGCTGGCATGGGTGGAGCGTAATATAAAAGTTCCACTGACCGAGCCACAAAAAGCAGGTATCGCGTCATTTTGCCCCTATAACATTGGCCCCGGTAAGTGTTTCCCGTCGACGTTTTATAAGCGGCTTAATGCAGGCGATCGCAGGGGAGCGTGTGAGGCGATTCGCTGGTGGATTAAGGACGGTGGCAGAGACTGCCGTATCCGTTCAAACAACTGTTACGGTCAGGTATCAAGACGTGACCAGGAGAGTGCGCTGGCATGCTGGGGTATCGACAGGTAAGCAGAATATTTTGCTGAAAAATGACGTTGGCCAACGCGGGTAGACAACACGAAATCCTGCGAACTGGCAAAATGTAAGTGAATAAAGTCAACAAGATTGTTTCATGAAGAGGCACCGTAATGGTGCCTTTGTCATTTCTGCGCTTCGCACAAGCGTAAATAAACCAAAGAACCTTTCAGGATGAGCCCTGGTGGATAACCGGCAGTGGTCTGGTTAACCCTCTTTGGGCTGGTTATTCCTGTGCGCAGGGTTCATCACTAAAAGGAAATAACCGATGAATATGATGACCGTGCCGTTTCACGGCGATTCTCTTTATGTGGTTAACCATAACGGCGAACCATACGTTCCCATGAAACCTGTCGTTGCGGGGATGGGGCTGGCCTGGCAATCACAGTTGGCTAAGTTAAGACAGCGTTTTGCGTCAACTATAACGGAAATCGTTATGGTTGCTGAGGATGGGAAACGACGCAATATGGTGTCCCTGCCGCTTCGAAAACTTGCAGGCTGGTTACAAACCATCAATCCCAACAAAGTAAAACCCGAAATCCGCGGCAAGGTAATCCAGTATCAGGAAGAGTGTGACGATGTTCTCTATGAATACTGGACGAAGGGTTTTGTCGTTAATCCCCGTCGAATGAGTGTGATGGAAGAACTCAATCAGGCTTGCGCTGACATGAAACGGGATAAAAACATTGCCAGTGTGTTTGCTACCGGGCTGAATGAGTGGAAACAGGTTAAATCCGCGCATGTATCAAAAATCCGCACATTGATAAACGAAGCGAATCTGCTGATTGATTTTGTCCTGGCTGATACAGACAAAGGGAAAATAACAAAGGCGGATTGATGGAGTGGTGGCTAATGATATCGGATAAACTCATAACGCTGGCGAAGATCCTCTGTGTAATCGTCGGCATTTCATTTTTAGTCATTCTGGTTGCCATTTTCTTTTCCACCGCTTGGCGAGTCCTGACGTTATCGGGACTGGTGGGGTGAAAGAGAGATGAACCGTGTTCTGTGTGTGGTGATTATTGTCCTGCTGGTAGCCTGTGGTGCACTTAGTCTGGGGCTGAATCATTACCGCGATAACGCCATAACCTACAAAGAGCAGCGCGATAAAAAAGTCAGTGAGCTGGAGCTGGCAAATGCAACCATTACTGATATGCAGCAGCGCCAGCGTGATGTTGCTGCACTTGATGCCAGATACTCGAGGGAATTAGCCGATGCGAGAGCTGAAAATGAAACTCTGCGTGCTGATGTTGCCGCTGGTCGTAAGCGCCTGCGGATCAACGCCACCTGCCCCGGTACCGTGCGTGAAGCCACCGGCACCTCCGGCGTGGATAATGCAACCGGCCCCCGACTGGCAGACACCGCTGAACGGGATTATTTCATCCTCAGAGAACGGCTGATGGCAATGCAGAAGCAACTGGAAGGAGCACAGGAATATATCCGTACCCAGTGTATACCGTGATGTTTTGTTACGAAGGTGTTACTGGTAACGTTAAGGTAATTTAACAAAGAGTCAGTTCCGGACTTTATAGTGTGCTCAGTTCATGGCCAAAAACGATTTCTGTGATAAATATTTTGAATATTATTTACAGGTAAATGGAGTGGGGCGCATGGATAGAAATATTACAATAGAGTATGAAGTATATGCCCGTATTGTATGGGCAGAGAAGGCAAAAACATGGTAATTCCGTGTGTTGCCATGATACCTGATTGGCAGAATTGTTGTTTGGTTTTGAGTATATAGTCAGCGTCTTTTGTTCGGTAATTGCTCTTTCAATTAAAATGCCAGATATGATTTGCTTTTCTTTGTTGTTTAGTTTTTTTGTATATTATTTTTATTGTTTTTATATGATTAGTTTTTTATTGTTGTCTTATTAAGGACGGTAAATTCAGGATGGCAGTCTGTAGATAAACGGAGGTTACTTATGCTACATGATCACCTGGCAGAATGTCTGGAGAAAAAAGGACTGTACCGGAGAGCAGCTGAACGATGGGCAAAAGTGATGGTACAGCTAAGTGATGACCAGAAAAGAAAAGTGGCGGCACAGAAACGAGCAGAGTGTTTGCGTAAGGCGCGCCGGACTCCGGTTTCACCGGTGAACCTGACCGAAATAAAACAAGCGGTCAACAGACTACATTCTGAGTTGGGAATGGGATTTGAAGAGCGGCGGGTATTCCGACGATATAAAGGGACAGGAGAACAGAATACGTCCGGAAACGCGCGGTCAAAAAAATGCTAAAAAATATCTGAGAGAGTTATTGCCTGTTACCATAAGAAAAAGCGACTTTAGTGGTCGCTTTTTGTGTCATATATAAGTCGTTTAAGTAAACCTGTCTGAACAGGTTCTCTGGTCGTGTTTGTCTTTGTTGGGTACAAATTGAGAATATTTTTCATTAATTAATCTTCTTCTGCAGGCTTCAATAACCCACGCTGAAAAATTACCTGAACCTTTCAGGTCAAGAGCGATGTTAATTTGTTCAATTATCTGGTTTGGAAATCGGATGTTGCGGGTTGTTGTTCTGCGGGTTCTGTTCTTTGATGACATAATGTTGCCCCGTATTCAGTGTTGCTGATTTGTATTATCTGAAGTTGCTTTTACGCTAATTTGATGCAGATCAATTAATACGATACCTGCGTAATAATTGATTATTTCTCGTGGTTTGATGGCGTACACACATGTCGTGATAAACCTCATGTAGATGATAATTATTATCATTTTCGTGGGTCCTTTCCGGCGATCCGACAGGTTACGGGGCGGCGACCTCGCGGGTTTTCGCTATTTATGAAAATTTTCCGGGGAAAATCATGTCGGTACTTCTCGAACATAACTATTTGTTTTTTCTAATATCGAATCCGTAAAGGTCCGACATGAAAACGCCTGAAAAAGTCATTTTCGGGCACTTTCATGTCGGACCCTGTATTTGTTGTGAGACTGTTTCATGAAGGTTAATAAAAAGAAACTTGCCGAAATTTTCAAAGTGGATCCGCGAACGATTGAACGCTGGCAGTCTCAGGGGCTCCCTTGCGTCTCCGGAGGTGGTAAGGGCGTTGAATCTGTATTTGATACCGCCACGGCAATTCAGTGGTATGCGCAGAGGGAAGCTGATATCGAAAATGAAAAACTCCGTAAAGAGGTTGAGGATTACAGGGCTGCCAGCGAGGCAGATCTCCAGCCTGGGACTATTGAGTACGAACGCCATCGACTTACGCGTGCGCAGGCTGACGCCCAGGAGCTGAAGAATGCCAGAGACTCCGCAGAAGTGGTGGAAACCGCATTCTGTACTTTCGTGCTGTCACGGATCGCAGGTGAAATTGCCAGTATTCTTGACGGGATCCCTCTCTCAGTACAGCGGCGTTTTCCGGAACTGGAAAACCGACATGTTGATTTCCTGAAACGGGATATTATCAAAGCCATGAACAAAGCAGCCGCGCTGGATGAACTGATACCGGGGTTGCTGAGTGAATATATCGAACAGTCAGG